CATCGATCTGGTAGGTGTAGTTGAAGTCACCTTCGTAGGTGCTGATCGTGTCACCCTTGTCAGCAGGGTTGAAACGGTTGATGCTACGGCTGGTAGGCATCATGTCGCTGATGTGGGTACGCATCGAAGTCGGGACCACCATGTTGGTGATCTTGGCGTTGAAGCGTTGTTCAGCAACAGTCACCAACTGCTTGTACAGGTACGGGCTGAACTGTTGCAGGGTCACACCAGACGAGAAGGTGAAGTAACCCAGACCAGCGTTAGCCAGCGAACCGTTGAAGGGCGTGTTGGTAGCAACAGCCGAGGTGGTGTCGTTGCTGTCGCTGGTAGCCAGGTTCAGCACAGAAGTACCATCGGTGTCGTTGCCAGAGCGAGTGCCAGCAAAAGCGTACAGCGAACCAAAACGGCGACCGTTGTTGGGCGATGCACCCTGAGTAGCGGCTTGACCAGAGTACTTGATCGAAGCGCCGTCAGCACGAACCATTTGCAGTTCCACATCGAACATGATTTCGGTCAACTGCTTGACCTCTTGGTAGGCTTGGGGATCGCCACCAGCCTGCTCCACGGCACGGGCAGTGCCAGTAGCGCCAATCACGGTCGTGAAGATCTGGGTGTAGTTACCTAAGTTAGAACGGGTGTTGGAAGCGGCGTCAGACGAAGTGACAGCGGCGCCTTCCAGTTTGGCGTTCAGGCTCGGGGTACGGAAGTAGTCGTTGGGCCAAATGTGCAAGGTCGAGTTGATCTTGCGCTTTTTGCTCATAGCCATGTTCGTGATCGGGGTGCGATCCTTCACATAGTTAGAAACGGTCAGGTCGAGGTCCTTGACCACGATGTCGGTAGTGTACGCACCAGCGCCGTTACCGAGGTTTGCAGAGGTGATGGTTGCCATCTCAGAAACTCCTTAAAGATTACTTGCGTCTTTGTTTGTTTGCCGCAAGCATGGTTGCTAAAAGATCACGGGCCGCATTCTTATCGCCAGCCTGAGCCTTCTTTTGAAGTTCTGTTGCTTTGTCTTCAGGAGCCGTTTTTGCCCGAGAAACAGGTTTTGCAGTTGCCGCCAATGACCCGCCAGCATTTCGCACTTTGGGTCCTTCACGAAACTTCATACCATCTCGAATCAATCCCAACAGATACTCGTCACTGCTGACCAAATCAATGTTTGGCACACCAGGAACCAATGCCTGTTTTGCTCCTTTCCAGTCCTTTTCCAGTTTCTCCCGAAGTTCGGAAAAAACTGCCTTGTTGGCTAGTTCTTTGTCTTGGAAAGACTGTCGAGCCTTTTCAAGTTCGGCTTGGACCATTTGGGACCGCACCTGGTAGAACTGTTCAACTTTCGGACGACTCGCCTTAATGAACTCGGACTTTTCCTGAATCAGTTCTGCGTTTGCTCGGATAGCGGCTTCAGCCTCTGCCCGTTTTACATCGTCAGTAGCCTGATCTCGGATTTGCATCCATTTCTGGTTGTAGCCCTGCAAGGTAATGAGTTCGTCTGCCGCTTGTTGTAGTTGCGGGACTACTGTCATCTCCAAGCCGATCTGCAAACCATCAAGTTCAGTACGGCGCTTTGCAACTTCCTCTTCAAACTCGGCTTTTTCGGCTTTAAGTTTGCGAGCGTTTTCATGGATAGCACTGCCTTGCCCAAGAATCGCCGCCGCCTTTGATACTGGGATTTCCACAAAGCCGTTTGGTGCGTCTTTGTTGGGAATACGCCACAGCATGTCAGGGTTGGCTTCCGCAAACTCAAGGAAGTTGACAGGTTCTGTTACACCATCGGTGGCTTCGCCTTCTTCTTCCGAATTCTCGGATTCCTGAACAATTTCATTGCTATCTTCAGGTTCAGCATCCTCTACAGGAGCCGCCTCGGGGGATTCGGCTTTCGCTTCCTCTTGTCCCGCTGGTGGCGGGGAACTGCCTTCAACCGACTGACTGTTACGCCGATTGGCGGCAATCATGGCGGCAATAGCGTCCTCGGGACTACCAGTTTGCTCAGTGGCGGGTGCTTCGGCACTTACGCTTGTCATATATTAACCCATTTCGTTGTTTTTTGGCACATTTTTCAGCGCCACTTTTCCAAAATACTCCGCTTTTTCGATGAAACCAACGAAATCACGGACCCCAGCAACATAGTGTGCGTTGCGTATTCTTTCGGCATCGTCAGAGGAATCTTCCAACTGAGTCAGCATGTCAAATCTGTACAAATTAAACAGCAGGGCAAAGTCTTTGTTTTGCAACAGTCGTTTTGCCGCCTCGCCGTTTTCTATGGCTAGACTCCTTCTTTCTGTGTTGGCCTCCTTTACGGTGTCAGTGGAATTAGTCCTTCTGTTAAAGAACTCACGAATTTCAGCAATCAAACTCTTTTCTTTACTTTCCATTTACATTTCCTCAATCAACTTGTACTGCCCTTAGTTTGCCTCGCTCTGCGGCGATGGTTTCAAACATGTTATCCATGTCAATATCATCAGCCTGTTTCATGGTCAGGACAGTCTTGGCATCGTTCAATTTAGCCTTCGACTGACGCTCTTGCGTCTCAGCATCAGGTCCTTGAGCCTGTTTCGCCTGGATAAGTTTTGCCGCCTCTTCCAGAGTAGGTAAGTAAGCGTCCACATCCTTAACTCCCAATACACGCAAAGTGTCTTCAAAGGGTCTACGAGCCTTAAAGAACATTTCAGGGGCACTCGGGTCTAGTTGACCAATCATTCCGACAAACTGAGCCTGAGTCTGGGTGATCAATTGCTGACGAGTCAGTCGGTTTTCGTCCGATAGGAAGCCCAACGCCAGATCAATGTTGATCATCTTGCGGTCAATGAACTCAAAATTTTCCATGCTGATGGCATCCATAAAGGGTTTACCCTTAGAGCAGACTGCCGCCAGTTGTTGAATGTTGTAATCGTCAGAGTATTGAAGAAGCGTCTTCCAAGTCAGATAGATCACATCTTTGAGGGCGATGGCGCAGTTTTTGACCATCTCGTCTTGGATCAACTGGTTGGGACCCATGGCAAGTTGCAGTTTGAACCCGCTATTGCCGTCTTTCATCACTTCGGGGTTAAGCACATCACCAGGACTGGTCATGCCGATCATTGCCATGCGATCTTGCTCAAACCGTTGCATGGCAGATTGGACATAAGCCAAGTTGCCTTGTAGCGGTTGGAACTCAAACACATGCTTGGTCGGGTCAAACTTGCGGTCCAACACAAACATGGCAGACACGCCACGCTGGATTTCTTCTGCGTCCACAAACTCAGGGTTCACGCCGATGCGAGGAGTGCTCGACTGCATGGCAAAAGCCATTTCAGCACGGGCAATAGCGGTGGCGTATTCCTGCATGGGAACCAGACGCTCACCCATGCTGTAACCAAAGAAGTTGCCAACGATGGGCTTGGGGCACATGTTAGCCAAAGGAATGAAGTCCACTTCTTTTTCGTAGATGATGTACGAGCCAGAGAAGCAAACTTCCACAATCTCTTCTTCGCCATCGTTGTCGATGTCTTTGCGAATCCAAGCGGTAGTGATCATCACTACTCGGGAGTATCGGTCTGCTCCTTGGGAGGCAATAACTCCTTGTCCAGGTACGGGGGTAGAGTCCCGAGCATGGAGCGCCAAGTCGTTCTCAAGTGCTCCTGCTTGGTATGCTCCAGCGGGTCCGTAAGCGGCGTGGTCTGCGAACTTTTCGACATCGATGAAGGGATACTGGGATTTGGCTTCATGGATCGTCATCGGGTCATAAAACCCGCAGAAATCTTGATACTGGATCTGAGGAATCGTGGGGTTACACACGAAATAGTGTTGAGCCACATGCTTGATGCGAATCGTGGTGCTAAACCCAGTCAGTTTGTATTTGGCACGGTAGATGGTTGCCGCTCTCATGGCATCAGCCATTTCTTCAGGAGTCGGCTCAATACCATCGACCATGGTTTCTTGCATCACGCCTTCAAGATCAACATCGATCTTTCGCATGTTTTGGCGCTTGGGTTCCAACCCTTTTTCGGTCGCCATGATCTCAAAGGTACGCAGTTGATCACGGGTTCCCTCTACTTCTTTGTATTGGACGATGGATTCCCGTATGGGCATGACCATCACAATGCCGTTTTTGTGAAGCAAAGAGTCTTGCGCCCAATCACGAACGATCTGGTAAGGATCATTCTTGCTGTTGAGCATGTACTTGACCATTTCCGTGGCTTGGCGGGATTGCTCGTCATCGTTCTCAGCAAACCGTTCAAACTCGAAATTGATCTTGCCGTTGGGCATCAGACACTTGGTGATCACGGCGGTTGCGTAATCAATGCCAGGTGCTACAACGGGATGGATGTAATCAATACCTCGGATGGCTTCGGTTGAGTTGGCAACCTGAACATTGAGGTAGTGGTAATCAGAGAAACGATTGAGGGTGTTCTTGGCTTGAGTTAGACGGAGGTAATCCACCATCTTCAAGTAAACTTCGTGGGCAATTTGATATTCCATCCCCTTGTTTTGGGGAGGCGTTTCCATGCTCTCTACGACCAAGTTCTGTTTGTCCAGCATGTTAGATCCTTTGGTATTTCCCTTCCAGCGGCTCAAGTCGCTTGGTTTGGAAAGTATTTGCCCTGCTTACTTGTGTTTCGCCATGTCCTTGGATTAGAGCCAATATGCCAATCCGAGCAGAGTCAATATGATCGTCAGGATCACTGAATTTGCCGTGTTCATCAATGGCATAGTTTCTGGCTTCTTCCAAAAACTCAGTACATGAATCATGGATTTTGAGTTGTCCACGCTCCATGTATAACCGCATTATATTAATTCCATATGATTTGTGGTTAGTTACTTTGCCTTGATCGTTCGGTGGGTTCAATATAGCACCAGGGATAACATTTAGTCCATAGGTATCCTCAAATGCCTCCCTGACCGACTGTTCCGTCAGGGTGTATCGACCTTGTTGCCCAGCGTCATGGGGTAACGCTATCGGCACACCCTTGCTTTCCCTGTCCAACAGGTAATGGACATATTCGTCTGTCGTTTCTCCGCTGGGAACCGTAACTTGGCGGTGCAAATAGATGATGTCTTCAACAGGATCCCGAAAGAAGAAACTAATAACAGTCGGGTCATTTTTTTGCCCCAAGTCAAAGGAAATCAGGCGCTCCAAAGCAGGGTTGTTTCTCAAATCCAGCCCTGTATATACGGGCCATTCCAACAGGGGGAAGACCACGCCCTTGCCAATCAAGGGAATGCCTTTCATACGGGCTTCCCGCTCCCAAGGCATAAAGTCCCGAGCCAACTGCTCCCGCTCTTCCTTGGGGAAAAATGACTCCCCCCACTCGTTCATGTAAGGAATATCATCCCAAGTGACCCGCACATGGGCATATCCTTCTATCTGGTCCCAAAACTTCCTGACCAGACCCGTCATACCTTTTAGGGGGGTGAAGGAACAAATGACCTGTCCGTTACGGGCGGCAGTACGAACCACCAATTCTGAGAAGGTTTCGTCAGGCGGTTGCTCGTCCAAAAGTACTAGATCCAACTCAAAACCTTGCAGATGTCTTACTTGTTGGGTGTAGTTAGAAAAGTAGAGTTTGGATTTGCCACCAGATTTATGCCAAATCTCCAAAGCCAGCACATTAGCGCCATCAGTTCTAATGCTTTTTTCGTCTATTAGGGACTTGGGGATGGATCCTGTGCCGATTTTGTAGGCTTGTTTGATGTCATCACAGCCCAGAAGTTTGGACTGTAGCGTTTTAGCAACTTGTTCCCAAGATTCGCCGCTTGCCATAGCGATGATGGGGCGGTCCCAAGTCTTGCCTTCCCAGTCCTTTGGGTATTCGCCAGTCAGGTGATAGGCGGCTTCAAAGGTGGAGGCGATGGTTTTGCCAGCACGGTTGGCGGCAATCATGCCTCTACGGGCAAAGGATTTTCCTAGTTTAAAGAAGTCTTGCTGGTATTTGAAGGGACGGAACCATTTAAGTTGGTTGAATTGCATGTCATATGCAATCTTGTCCCGTGCCCTCATCATTTTTTTGTATTGGTCGGGCATCAGACCAGCGATTTTTTTCTTTCCACCCGCCAGCATGACGAGGTGTTTGAGCGCCCGATCTTTGTAAATCGGGGCTACATAGTTACTGGCTTCACTTTTTGCCATACAAGTCACGCATACTCAAGAGGGCTTGAGCCGACATCGACAAGTAATAGATTTCTTGAGGTGTGAGTTTTTGAGGACCCTGAAGATCCTTTTGCAGAATCTCCAGAGCCTTCCTAGCGCAAACCTCAACCTGTCCAGCAAGTTTTTGCCGAAAGATCAGAGCGTAATCTTCCATTTACGCCCACGGGTTTGCGATGTTGCGAGAGTTGATGCTGACATTTTCACGGTCAATCAGCGTCCAGATACCAGCGCCCTTTTCACCCACACAGTAGGCGTACAGACCACGCCCTTGTTGGGTAAAGGTTCCATCGGCATTACGCACCACCATCTCAGGGGTACGGGGGTCAAGCCAAGTGAACTTCTCGGGTTGCTTTTGACCGTATTTGTTGATTCGCTCACCTTCAGCCACTTTCTCAAGGGGACCCATGACCTGGTAGGTGATCACGCCATTCTCATACTTCTTGAAGTTAATCTGCACTTTGCGGTCAGATTGCGGGTCAAGAGGGTGAGGCATGTTGGTCGCACCAAAGAAGTGGACCATAGCGTCTTCAGGGGGAAGGTCAGGACTGCGAGGAGGCAGAGCAGGAATCGGATCTTCGGGGATCAGTTCACGGCGATCTACATAGGGATTTTCATCCGATACATAGTCCGTGGGGACCTTTTTGCCCTCAAGAGCATTTTTGGCAACAAGGTACTGCTCTTCTTTGGGTTTGCCCACCAAGTCTAGCGCCACGCCTGTCTTATCGTAGACAAACTGGGCTAGTTCCTTGGCGGTGGGTAGGTCTTGCTTTAGTGCTTCAATATCATACATTGCCATGCTTTACTTCCTTTCAAATCTTACTGGGCACAGAGGGTTTAGTGAACGAACCGCCACGCACATTGTTGGTGTGTTGGCTGGACAGGGTATCAACAGCATAAGCCTTTTGAACAGCACCAGCCACTTTGGCACGGCGCTCGTTCTCAGCCTTAAAACCGTCTAGTTTGTTGTTGATGTTCTTGGTCAGACCTTTACGCATCTGAGCGCCACCAGAGATTACTTTTCCGTAGGACATGATTTCACCCCAGATAGTTTTTGACAGACTTGTTCATGTACGCATCGTTGCGAGGCGTGACATCGTAACACTCAGGCTTGCTGACCATGACCTTTTGACCACGACCTTTGGTGGGGTCTGCGCCAGTCTTAGGCGCACCTTGGTGAGGACCAGAGTAGGCAGTCGATCCTTGGGGGCGAGTAACGGCAGTCACTCCACCGCCTTTTTTGGCAGGATGTTTGTCGATGTTGCCAACCCGATTAGGCGCTTGAGCCATGAGGGTGGGGGCTTTGTTACCAGAGGTATAGGCGCTCATTTCTTTCCTTTCGGGTTGCGTTTAGCCTCCGCATCACGCTTGACTTGGTAGGCAATTGCCACAGCCTGTTTCTGCGGCTTACCCGCTTTCATTTCGGCTTTGACATTCTTACTGAAACTCTTCTTTGAGGTTCCGTAGGATAGGGGCATTTTAGACCTTTCTTAAGGCTTGCAGGAAATCATCCAACGCCTCTTGAGGATCTTCATCCTCTTCCTTCATCATATTTTGCACATGCTCAATACTGATGATGGGGGCACGGCTACTCTCAAAGGTAGCCAACTTTTCCGCAATCTTAGCCTTTTCTTTTAAATCCAACAAGTCCGATTGCATGGCATCAATTAGGACCTCCATAGCAGTCTTCAGGGGCGGCATCCCGTTTTCCACCCGCTCCACATTCATCCGATGAAATAGCGCCCCGTACTCAGTGATCTGGTTAACAGGAGACTTGGGGCGGCCATTAGGGACGATCTCACCCCGAGCCAAGCGCATGGCTTTACGCTGGGCGGCAACCGCTTTCTTAGAAGGCTTTACTTCTGCATCCATTTCAATCCATCCTCAGTCCGAATCCAGGCATAGGACCCCGTTACCTTAAACCCCCGTTTGGCATGAATCCGCATAAAAGCATCATGCTCCACCCTTACGGAAGTAGAACACACCACAGGAATGCCATAAGTATGCGCCCACAGGATGTGTTGGTCAATCATCTCATTTACCAACCGAACCCGAGTCTTGGCAGGAAGGTCAAGCCTGAGATGGTGGAACTTGGCATTAGAGATCTCCTCGTTGGAGTAGGTCGTGTATCCCCCACGGTCAAACCAACAGAACCCCAGCAGTTCATCAACAACAATCTCGCCCTTTGGTGTTAGTGCCCGACAAACCGCTAAAAACTCCTTAGCCCTGTCAAACAGTTGGTAGGTAGCCGCTAGGGTCACATTCTTTCGGAATACTTGTCTATCCCGTTTAACAATCCCATCCGCCTCTGCCCCGTATTGGGTGTCAGCAAGTTCAACAATGTCCTCAACATCTTGTAGAGGATGCGCCAATGACCATTCCATATACATCTCCTAGTTGGTAACAGGTGTTACATGCTCACCGCCACTTAAGGACCCGTGCCCTGCGCCAGCACTCAGCACTACCAACATCCAGTTCGATGGGTACATCGTATCATGTTTTTTGGTGTGTTGTCGGTGTGGAGAAGAAAAGTTTTTGTGAAAAATTCGGCTTCGGGTGATTGGGCCTCCCCTTTTTCCCCCAGCTCCAGCCCTACCCCCCCTCCCTATTTGTTTCACGTGAAACTCTAGGGGGGTGTTTGGTAATGACTGGAGGGTCAGTCAATAAGGGCAATTGTGGGGGCCCGATCGTTTTGATGTTTTTTAGGTTTGATGCTGAGTGGCCATGCGTGGCTGTGTGGCTTAGCCTGTCTTATTTCTCTCTCTATCTTTCCTTACGATAAATGCATATCAAGGCTCTAGGGTTTCCTTTGTTTTCAAGGACTTAGCACAATCTAGGGCCTTTACTGTTTTGCGACACCCAGCGGCCATGTCTGTCTGTTGACCTATCTGTTTTGTCCTATCTGATGTGTATATCGATCTATCTGATGACCCTATGGTTTTGGGTTTTTCTTTTCTTTTCCTGGCTTACTTGATTTAATGTCTGATCAATCAAGTGGCCATGTGATCAAGCCCCAAAACGGCCCATTTTGCCTATCATTTACCCTATCTATTGACCATCAAAAGGCCATTGGGGAAGCCTATTTTTAGCGGGTTTTGACCCATAGATTTAGCCTATTAAACGCGCTTTTTTCATTGAAATATTTGTGCTGTTTTGTAGGGTTTTTCCTAGTGTTTTCCACAGTCTGCCTATTGTCAGTGGCGACAATGTATGATCTAATCTAGTCATGCCCTTATATCAGGGTGACATCAGGAAACGAACCATGACATACGATCCAATTGCTTATGACAATCGCGGTTTTGCAGATCTTGACGCTAAACATGATTTTGAGGACTACATGGAAAGAGCTACTGATTTTGACGGCCCGTGGTCCCCATATGATGCCGATAACATGGCCGATGCCCTGGGCGATGTTGACCAAAAGCGCCTAGTGTCAGATTGCCACTTGTTTTTGCTGGCCTATCGTAAGGGCGATTACAAAACATGCGCGGATATCTTTTTTCAAATATCTGATGAATTTTGCACGGCCATGGCCAAGGCCGATTACACCCAAACCGATATTTAAGGGGCAAACCATGAAAAAATATCTTGTTGCTTTACCCTGTTTCCATGGTGCTAAAGGGTTTAACCACCCTACCATTTTGGTATCGGCTAAAAATGTCATTGACGCAATAGCATTGGTTCGCCATTTGCGTCCTAATGACAACATTGGCGACATTAAAGAAGTTAGTTATTAAATCAAAAAGGGGAAAACCATGGATAAAAAAGAAGCTTTCTATTGCATTGTGACCCTTGTGAGCTTTGCTTACATTGGTATTTTGTTAGCTTTTAGGGGTTGACCATGAGCAAATTGTTTTTCATTCTAGACTGTGAAGGTCAAATAGTAGGGAATTCTAAAGGGTATGCGACCATTAGGGGCGCAATACGTGAGCATAATAAAAAAGGGTCAAAAGTGTATAAGGAAATATGGGGTAGATTTGAATTAAAAAGATTGATTGACCCAAAATGGACATATGTATCGAAAATATGTGCATATGAGGATTTAAACGATAGCGTTAAGGGTTTACTAGGTTATCGATTGGGTTAAATTTTCACTTTATAGGGGTCATGCGGCCCCTATATGGGGACAATTTTGTCTCGCCTTGCTAAGGATTTAGAACCATGGAAAGTAAAGTTATTTTGATGCGAAAAAGTGAAGCGCAATCTATCTGTGGCACTCTCACTAGCACAAGCAAAATGCCCTGTAAATCCTACAGTTTGCCTACAGAGACATGCAAAACGGGTTACAAAATGGCACAGATTAAGGGATCGATCTGTCATTCATGCTACGCAAATAAAGGGTTTTATCGGGCTTATGAAAATACTGTAAAACCATCACAATGGGCGCGCTGGGATAGCTTAAACGATCCCTTGTGGGTTGATGCAATGGTTAACCTAATCGGCGCTGATGCTTATTTTCGCTGGCACGATAGCGGCGATCTACAAGGGCTTGATCACTTAGAAAAAATCGCCCAAGTGGCCGAAAAAACCCCCAATTGCCGCCACTGGCTCCCTACTAGGGAATATAGCATTGTTAAGGATTACATTGCAAAACATGGCGAATTGCCAAAAAACCTAATTGTTCGATTGTCGGCCATGTATCCTGATCAACCCGTAAAGATACCCGCATCATTGTCGGGGATAGGCAATGTAACGGCCAGCAATGTGCATTCTAAGGGTCAATCATGGCATGGCGTCCGATGTGGCGCACCCGATAACGGCGGGTCATGCGGTGATTGTCGCGCATGCTGGACACAACAAACCATTTCTTATGAATTGCATTAAGGGGATAAACATGAAAATTGGATCAATCGGTTTTTACCATGGCGACATCGTGCGGGTTTTGCAAATAGGGCAATCGGCATTAATAGTAGAGATTTTGGATAATCCTAGAATCGATCCCTTTCCTATTGTCCCGCTTGATTTTGGTTTGTTCTGGGTTTAGGATCTAATCGTTTTCCAAGGGTTGCCCGCCATTGTGCGGGCTTTTTTTCGCCTGTCTGCTGCCCCCAGAAAATCGGGGTTTTAAGCGATTATTTTTTTCAGGATACACACACCCTAGGATTTCCAAAATCGTGCGATTCTGACGCATTCTGGCGGGTTTTGGACCTATATTTTTGGGTGATTTTTGACCTAAAAACGCACTCTGGACCCCCCTGCCATTTCGGTTTCCGAAGTGAACACTCGCTATCGTTTCGTTAGTTGAGGGGGTCTATTGATGGGTCTGAGTCAATAGGGAAAATTTATGACCCCCACCCCCCCAAAAAATTTTAGGGTGGCTCAAATTATGAGCCTCGGTGTTTTGGTTTGTCAGGGCGAAAAAAATGGGCGACCTATTTCTAAGCCGCCCAATGAGTACATCAGGGAGAAACGCCTTTACATTACTTTACTGAAGGAATTTCAACTTGTAGATGGTACTGTCGATCAGGTCGCCAATAGCGTCTGCCAGGTTCTGGATCTCGCTCTTGTTGGGCAGTTCGCTTCTGTTTTCGTCAAAGTAGTCCTTGAGGGATTCCATCTCTTCTACGGGATCCTCTGTGGGCTGGACATACAGGTTAGGGAAGTCTGGTTTTTCTCCAGTCACCCCAATACAGGCTTCGACCAAGGCATCCACCAGGTCGGGCATCTTTTCGTAAAAATCACCCAAGGCTTCGTGCTGGGCAAAACTGCTGGTTTTCCAATGGTGGATGTGGGCGTTGGTTGCCGAGTGGAGCAGGACAAGGATTAGTTCACCCATTTAGGCTCTCCAAATGTTTGATTACCCTTCGACAGGCTTCTACCTTCCAAGGGCGCATAAGGGGATTATCGGCTATTTCCTGCCACTGGTCTATCTGGCGCTGGTAGCCAATCAACCAGGCGGTTTCTTTCTCTTCCTGAAGGGCTTTACCCGCATCCAGCCACCTGTGGCAGACCGCACACGCCCATACGCTGTAGCAGTCATCTGCTTTGATGGACTTACCCTTGCCGTGGATGCTCATGTTGGAGTGGGCGGCGACAGTTGTATCCCCCCCCTCCCCTAAACATTTTGAGGACACCTGTAAAAGACAAGGCATCCCTTTTGCCAGATCTAGGAGTTCACGATCACGATACATATTAAATCCAACTCCTCATTGCTTGATCTATTGCGTTTGTCTTAGTGGTCCTGGTTGACACCATGGGGTCCATCTTTTCCCTGATCTTGTTTTTGTACTTCATGGACCTCTGCGCTCCAGTCTTAGGCTGTCTCTTGGGCGCATCAACCCCGAACCCCAAGGAGTAACAGGCTATGGATGCCCTGTTCATGCTGTCGATCTTCCACATGGCTATGTGAACTACTTGCTCTTTCCTGAGTGCGTTCATCATGGGGCGCAGGGTTTCATAAGCAATCCCCGTCTTTTGTTCCAACTCTCTGAGCGACACAGGAAATGTTATTAACTCCCTGATGATGGCGGCTATGTTGCCGTAGTATGAATATTTACGCCTCATACTTTTTTGCATGTGTTTTGAAGAAATAGGATATTGCGGATTTGGTTACATTGAACCGATCAGCAATCTCTTGATAAGTGAATCCCTGTTTTTTCAGGGACATCACCCGCTTTTCATCGTACGAAGCCCGTTTGCGACCAGCACCTGGTCTTGCTCCACCTAGCATGTTTACACCTCAAACTTTTAACCAACCACGGATTAGTCTTTTATGCGCTTCAGGACGGGAAGATTCCCAAACATTTCCTGAGAAACGAATCATATTTAATCTGGCGGCATAGTTGAATAAAGCCCCCCAAGCATTGTGGTGATGGGGTTCTTTTAGTCCTACTTCTAGGGCGTAGGATCTGAATTCATCCATAGTGAATTCAATAGTTGTTTTTTTCAGGAACCGCTCCAGTAAATACATGGCTTGATCTGTCCATGTACCAGCGTGCTCCAATACCAGTTGTTGTCCAAGTTCTTTGTTCATTGCTTTTCCTTTGCTAGGGTGGGGGTACTCGCTACATCTGTGTGGTCTGCTAGGAAGCCGAGCAAAGATTCGTCGCCTACATCACAGCATCCGCTTTCCCCCCAAATTTATTTAGAAGGGTGCATCGTCCTGCATGTCCTCAAACCCACTTGAAGGACGGCTACGGCGGGTAGGCTCAGAACTCTGACGAGACTTGAATTCACCCTCCTGTTGAGGCTCAAACGCCGACAACCAACCATCCCAGCCAGAAGCAGGAAGAGCATCGATCTTGACCGACCAACGACCATCACGGTTATACAAAGTGCCAACAGTCACCCATTTTTTCTTGGTTTCACCAGATTTGTTTTGGTAGGTCCCAGTGCTACCCTTGAGAATATAGGTATCGCTCATTTATTGTCCTTTCAGGCTCTCGCCGTGTTTCTTGATTGCTGACCGAGTTTTGCTGTCCAACATACCCCACAGGGCAGTCTTTTCCTCGGAGTCGGTTATCCCCAAGTACTCTTCATATGCGCCAATAATGTCGTCTTGGCCCATGCGCTCCAAAATTGCCTCACGGACATCAACGATCACACTCATGCGCTCATCATCTACGATGGCCCCTTGAGTAGGCCGTACAGTAGGACCGTCACCCTTCTTTCCCGTGGTTGCATCTAATGCGTCATGCTCCACAATCTCAAGAGCGGCCACCCACAGATAGCGGCGGATATAAGTTTCCACAGCGCCTAGGTTCTGGACAGGGTGACACCCTTTCAATGCCGCCTCGGACATCGGGCTGGTGACAACGATCACCTCCTCTGGTTTGTCAATATTGATGATGTGCATTTCTGCCATCTCTTTGCCAAACTTGATCACAGAAGTCAGTCCGACTTGGTGGAAGATACCAAGTGCTGGGACGATGAAGTCGCCCAACTCAAAGTAGTAGTAGCCAGCAAACTTGTTGTGACCAGTCTTTTGCAACTTGGTCTGGTGAAACATCTTTCGTGCTTCATTCAGTTTTTGATATACATTCATTTCAATCCTCGCTAAATGCTTGTTGCCATTCACGCTTTGCTATGCGTTTCTGGGTTTGTTCGTCAAAGTATTTGAATTGGATCAAGTACTCGTCAGGGGTTGTGGGATCTGCGGGTTGACAGGTCATCATGTCGTACCAGCAGTTGCGTTCTTCTTTGATGAATTGATCTTCAAAATTAATCATTGTTTTTCCTTTGATGTGACATCCAGACCGCCAACAGGGTCAGTTTGGATTGCATGACGCTGATCTCGGACAGATAACCTTCATACCTTTTATGCAGACACTTGTCGTGCAGTGATTTGGTTAGTTTCTCAATGTCCATCAGCAAACTGCTGTAGTCCATGAATTCATTTTTGTTCATAGTGCTTTTCCTTTCGTTCAACAGGTTTCCATCCAAATTTGCGCCAGGTTTGTGTGACATCAGTGGCGGCGGCTGGGACATACTTGAAATTGGGGTCCAAGATGCCTTGGGGTTTGTAGGTGGTCTGTTCTCTGTGTTCCATCTTGATTGCCTTGAGTTTCATATTGCCTCCTTACTGAAACCACAGCCATATGCCGTGAATAATGCCGATAGGGAAGATAACCGCACCCACAATCAACATACCCCACAGGTTCTCTGCAAAACATGCAAACAGGTGAGTGAACCATGCACAAACTGTCGTGATAATCAGCCCCCATCCAAATAATTCGTTCATTGCTTTTCCTTTGCCAGTTCGTCAATAACCATCTCATCCAAGATGTAAGCCTGATCCTCATGGCGCATCTCAGAGAATGTCTCAAAGTGATTCTCACCACAGCAGGACATGCGGTGCTTGGCTTGACCGCAGTAACAGCAGTACTGGGTAGAGTCACGCATCAGGTCTTCGTAGATCTGTTGGCGCAGTTTGTCAGTATTCATTGCTTTTCCTTTACAGAGAAAATTGCCGAGTGATTGCGTCTCTAGCGTCATAAAGACCACGGGTGTATTGGTCTTTGGCGGCTTCTTGCATTTGATACAAAGAGTTTTTCAGAACTTTGTTTTCTTCGTAAAGACGGCGCAATTCGTCAGAACATTCAATGTGCAAACCGATGGTGGCAGTTCGCTCCAAATGATCTGCAAGCGCAAGTGTTTTAGAAGTCATGGTCATCTCCCCATGAGGAAAACAACGAGCCGTCTTGCTTCATGCTCATTTTGTTGTCTAGGGATTGAATGGTGTTGCCGTGGCTGTCATGCCAGGTTGAACCAGCCTTGTTCCACACATTGCCCTTGGTGTCGGTCAGCGTGGTGTCGCTGGTTTGGGTGAGCGTGTCACCCGTAAGAAGGTTGATTAAGAATCGCATTACTGCTCCTGTTGTTACCGTGATTTAACGGCGTGAATGAACTGTATCATAAGTTTTTCGATAATGTCAACAGGTTGCATAAATACAACGAGGCTTGTTGTTTTCTTGCATTGCGCTATACTGTCGCGATTGACAACAACGAAAGGAAATCAGATGACTGTAGAAGAACTAGAGAAACATGCCAGCCTGTATCGGGTGGCAAAGATTCTCAACATGACACCGCCCAGCGTATATAAATGGAAGAAGTCGGGTATTCCACCCCTTCGGCTATACCAGTTGAAGGAAAAACGACCCGAGTGGTTTATCAAAGCAAAGGAGTAAAAATTGGAAAAGCAAAGCAAAGAAACTTGGGAGCGGATCAGGCAGGGTCTATACCCTGTTGATCCGTTTACCCGCATGACACCCGAGATGTGGAAAGTGCTTGAGAAAGCCCAGAAACGGCTCTCTAAGCCTCGTTATGACCGCAACGCACCTGGAGCATTGCTATGAGTCCTTTTGAGCGTTTTTGGGCGGCTTGGCCCCGTTCCCAGCGTAAACAATCCAAATCCCTGTGCCTACAGAAATGGAACAAACTGGGTCTAGACATCCATGCTGATGACATCATTCGGCATGTGGAGTACATGAAAACCCAAGAGGCGTGGCTAAAAAGCAACGGTTCTTTTATCCCAGCCCCCTTGGTCTACATCAACCAGATGCGCTGGGACGGGGCAGAGGTTCCTGAGTCGTTTGGCAAGCCAGATCAGACCCTAGTAAACCTTTCTGTAGAAAGAAAACAGGCTGTACCCCCCACCCCTGAAATTTTGGCTCAGTTGCAAAACTTGAAGCGCCAAATCAGGATGCATTGAAAACGCCCCTTGCATGAATATCATGAGAACAGTTGCCGTAGGAAGCGACAAATTTAAGGCCGTTTGCTCATGCTCTCTGCCCTTCGTAAAGACAGGTGATGTTTTTTACAAAGGGTTCCTACCAGAGGGCAGTAGCAAGCGGCTTTTTTGTTTTCCCACGGCATCCGTACTCCACACGATAGTAAGACCTCAACCTGGGGGCGTGGAAGAAAAGGGTACACGGTATGCCGAAAGGCTAGGGGGCAGTTCCCGAATAATCCGTGCGGCTGGTCGAATCATCAAGCCGAGGGGCTTGTGGACAATCCACAGCATGATGATCCTGCGTTGCAGGGGTGAAGCACCTTCCCTCTCTACTCTACTGTTGTGGGGTAGGGGGGTCTTTGGGTGAAAAGTTACATAGGGAGGGTGTTTTGGATTTATTCACTGCAAGAAAGATTCTTGATGGACACAAAGAAGGAACAGAATATTCCCTGCTCACCATCAACAAAGCCTTGGAACTCACAGGAGATCTACCAGAGGGATCTGCAATGGTTGATTCACCTTTCCAAACAAAAGGGGTGGAAGGAATATGCGTGGGACGATGCCAAGAAACTGGATGCTGATCCTAGTGGCCTGTGGAAGGGCATCAAAGATGATCTAGTAAAGGAGATGAAGGAATGGAATTTGAAAACTGGTGGTCAAAACTAACCACAAAAGAACAAACCATGATTGGGGAAAACAACGCCAGGTTTGTCTGGAAGGAAGCACAACAGGACCTGAAAAACAGACTGTCCTTTGCTTTTGATCAGATGCCCTTCGGTAACACTTCTCAGTCCTTTGCGGCTTATGTGAGGGAGTTCAAATGAGTCCTGAAACACTGATGATCTTCCTGATGTGCGTCTACATACCTATTGGTCTTGTCATGGCGTTTTTTGGTTTTGTTCAAATATTGGGGTTGATAAATGAATAAAGATGAAGCATTGAGGCTGGCATTGGAGGCGTTGGAAAAGTTGGACAGAGTTATGAAGCGTAGTCCTGACACCGACAAAGCGATCATCGCCATTAAACAAGCCTTGGCACAAGAAAAAGCCTTACAAGCCTTGCACAATGAAAACGAGCGTCTTGATCTTTACAAAGATGTTTATGGACAACTAGAGCAGGAGCCTGTGGCGTGGCGTAACGCCGCCCTGCGAGTGGGTGAAGATTTGTGTTCTGTCGGCCCGTTTGGATACTACGACATGACCGCAGAGAAGTGGCTTGATTGGGCTTTGAGCGTGGTCACTGTTCATGCGCCAACACCCAAGCTTGAGCCGCTGACTGATGAGGAGATTGATGCTTTGCCTTTCCCTCCAAGCGGAACAGCAACTTTGCGTGATTTTGTCCGAATCATTGAAGCCGCCCACGGCATTAAGGGTGAAGCATGACTTTCATGGTTAACTTTTCCATAGAAACCAATCCTGTCCCAAAGGGTAGACCACGGTTTCGCAGGACCAAGACCTTCATCACCACCTACACCCCTAAAAAGACCCTAGATTTTGAGGGTTTGGTGAGAAAGCATTCTCAAGAAGCCATGGGTCCAACTGAGCCTCTAGAAACGCCCGTATGGATCGCTCTGTACTTCAGGCTACCTATCCCTGCCTCATACTCAAAAAAGCGCAAGGAAGCCTGTTTAAGCGGTTCTGAGAAGCCTATCAGCATGAGAGGTGGCGATATAGATAACTTGGCTAAGGCTGTTTTGGACGGGATGAACGGGGTCGTATTTAAAGACGATTGTCAGATCACTGTGATGCACTGCACAAAGATTTATTCCAATGTGCCTGGTGTGAACATCCTAGTCAAAGAGGATTTGGAATGAGATACAAAGAATTGCCCGACTGGGTGAAGGAGCAAAAGCGCCAGATCAGGAAGGAACTGGGCAATCCCACAAACTGGGGCGGCAAACGACAGGGGGCTGGTAGACCAACCAAGCCGTTCTCTGAGAAAAAAATAAAAGATTTCTCCATGACTCTGCGCCTAAACCCCATACAACAAAAGATCCTCAGTGAAATGGGTAATGGAAACATCCCACTGGGGGTCGTAAGACTCATTGAGGAGAACATCTGATGGAAGAAATAGACCCTACCAAAGCCCTGCGCTACATCCAAGAAAACGCAGGAAAGTACGCCCAAGCCAAGGCAAACAGGATCTACATCGAAAACTACAGCAAGACCCTGAAGTCCAGACTAGCCCTAGAAAGCGATAAAAAGACCCTTGGGGACCGTGAAATGGAAGCCTATGGGTCAGTACAGTACGAGGAACTGATGCAGGGCTTAAAAGAGGCTGTTCAGATCGAAGAGGATCTGCGTTGGATGCTAGAAGCCGCCAAGATGAAAGTGGAGGTCTGGAAGACCCAAGAGCAGTCCAGACGGGCTGAGATGCGTCTAGCGTGACTTGTTACGGGCAGAGATCTTCTTTGCCTTTGCCTTGGCATCAGCCTTGGAAGATGCGCCCCATGCTTGCAGGGATTTGAGCAAACGGGTGGGTTTACCGTCTTTGTACTCAGGACCAGGCATATTGCCCATCCGAGCCAGAAAAGAGGCTCTACGGGGGTTGTCGCCAGATTTGACGGGGGGTTTCAGAGTACCACCAGTCTCTGCCTTGTAAGACGCACGACCCTTTGCGTTTAGACCACCATTTTTGTTCTGGCCTTCTTTACGGGTCCAAGCGGCTGATTTCATTTTTTAGCCTTCTTAGCCGTTTTGGCAGACTCTTTAAAAGCCTTGGCAGTGGGAGCACCCTTGGAACCAGGCTTACGCATCTTCTCACCCGATCCAGCCTTAATGCGCTCTTGTTTGGCGTGAATATTAGCGTACAGTCCCTTCATACAACCTCCATTACTTTGTTGAACCTTGCTTTGCGATCAGCAAGACCGATTAGACCACCATTGATGCGTTTGGTCAGCCCCTCAACATCGCCCTTGTCGGCAAACTCTGAGCACTTGTTAAAAGACCAAAACCACGCCGCAGAGCGCACAGCATTGTTGCTTTCCAGCAACAGATCAGGGTTTGTCACTAGATCCAGACCCAGCGCTTTACCACATTTGGTGTAATTTTCTTTGCCAGTTAACTGTTTCAGACCCCTGCCACGGTACAGCCAACCCTCACCAGACTCGACAGGACCGTTGCCCATGCGACTGGAATAGACCACATTTGCGATCATTTCTGGTTTACGATGTAGTGCGAGTGCAAACTTGTTGGGCTTATTTTTGCCATTTTCTTTGATGGGCTTGCCATCGGCACCCTTTTCGGCAAAACGATTGGGCCATACCACCGCCATTGTGTCGGCAGAGTAGTTCAAGTTCTCGGTCAATATAGTGTAGCCAGCAGATTCGTGAGCCGTTTGCGATACAAATCCAGCGATTCTCTCAAGAGTATTGATCTGGAACTCTGCACAAGCCTGTTGAACAGGACCCAGCCATTTCTGAACATCTTTGACTCCTGCGGCAATTAAATGCTTTGCTTCTGGGGTCATTTCTTATCCTTGTTGCGGCTACCCAAAGACGAGCCTAACAGGAACTGGAACATGGATGCGACCATAGTGCCCAACACAAACCCAAGGATGGTGTCGGCAAACCGCACATTGTCTTCAGGAATGTCGGCAAAGGTAATGCAACCAATGTAGACAGCAGACAAGACAGACCAGAAAGAGATGAAGAAATAAACGAAACGGCGAACCAGAGGATCATCAGACTGCATGGCTTGCAACTGCATATTGCGAGCGCCTTCCATGTTTTTCAGATCCATCTCAGCCATGAATTCTTCATGCTTCATAGCGGCTTCTTTAAGCCTAGAAACATCTTCAGGATTCATCTGTCCTTCAGGCTTGAGTTCTACGCCCAGTTTGTCCTGCACATAGTCCACGCCCTTTTCCATGACAGCATCAGCAACCTTTGGCAATCCATTGCTAATCAGTCCAGAAACAATACTAGCGATCATTGGTAGCATCAGTCTTCTCCTTTACCCATTCAGGCTTCTCGCCACGACCAGTCCATGTAGCCTTTTCTTCGGGCTTCTCAGGCTCAGGATCCTTGTTTAAGGCATCTTTCACCATATCCTTACCCTTGATAGCCAACAGGGTTCCAAGGCTCCCCAAAATGTATTTAGACATGTCGGACAGCAGAAAGAAAAATTGTTTGTCAGCAGGAGCGATTCCAGACATTGGTTGGGGAACAAACACCAGGCTGAACATAGACAAAGTGACCATGCACACCACCGTAAAACAGAAGGTGGCGGCAATCATGAACTTGATTTTGGCTTCAATCGTATCGTTCATTTCTCTTCCTTTTTAGCCAATTCAGGCTTCATGAGTTGGTCAGGACACTCGCCAAGGATTTCGCACTCAGGGCGCTTGCACTCAGGCTTGCTCCAGTTCTTGCTGTCCATGCACTGGTAACGATAGAACTCAGGCATATCGCACCCAGAAACGATCATGCACAACAGGAAAATGTAGAGAACGAGCAAGGTCCCCTGAGCCAATCGCATCATCATTTGTCCTTTGCAAACATGATCCCTTGGATCAACAACCAAATCAGGGGAGGAACCAAAAGAACAACCAGACCCACCCCGATTGCAATATTGACCATCTCAGCCATCTTTTTAGCCTTCTTGATGGCGGCATCCCTTGCTCTGCGTTGCGCCTCTCTCTGGGCTTGTTCACCCTCTTGCACACGCTTTTGGATGTTTTCCCAGATGTCAGCATGACCAGTCTGGAAAAAGATCATCTTCAACTGATCTTCAAACTGCTTTTGAGACAGCAATTCCATCTCAATTTGGATGGCTTGCGATAGGCTAGAGCCACCCTCTTTCTTTGCTTGCTCTAGGGCTTTAACAGTTTCCTGCTTTGCCCCAAAGTATTGACCCAACATAGGGCCAAGTGAGGAAACATCGTTAACGGTCTTTTGCGCCTGTTTGATTACTTGTACAGTTTTCTGTACAGTAGCAAACGCCGTCATGGCGATAGTGATTGGATCCATGGCTCATTTTTTGAAGAGTCCTTGCCATGCAATACCAGCCAATGCGATAAGACCAGAAACCCACAGAATGGGTTTAGCCAACTTTCCTAAAAATTCGAGGACAGTGAAAGCACCCTGAGCCGCATTGAAAGCGGCAACCAGGCCCTTGGTGTTGTTATCTATTTCATCGACCTTTGCCTCAACAGCAATCAGTCGGTCATAGATTTGCTTGTGTGAAACTTCATCCATGATCATTGAGGAGGTGGAACAGAACGGAAGGGAGAACCCAGTTTTTGTCGTTCAGCCATCATCTGCTGAACAATCTCAGGTGGCAAAACCCCTGACTGCAAAGTTGATGGAGTCAAACCAAGAGGAAGGAGCGCTTCCCCTAATACTTGTTTAGCCTCTGTGTTGCTTTTTGCATTTGCTAGTTGACTAGCCAAAAGACCAAGACCAAGAACACCACCCACCTTCATTTGTTTGCCTAACTTGCCATAATTTCCAGCCTCTTCAGCCGATGGCAATCTTGCCATGAGTCCAGGAACCTCTGATGGCGGCACTCCAAGTCTTAATTTCTTATTAAGTTCTTTGTAATTTTCATTAGAACCAAGAGGCTTTCCTTGATTGTATTTTTCAAGAATTGCTTTACGTCCTTCTGCGCCGTAAGTGTTGTAAAGACTGTTATCGCCAGGACCATAGCCAGGCAAAAACACAACACCTTCTTTTGTTAATTTTTGCCATGTTTCAGGCGTATCTTTAAGACCAACAGACCCCTTTGGTCTACCAGTAGATTTTTTTTGCGTGGCTTCTGTAGCAATTTGAGTAGTTGTAGAAGGAGCCTCAACAGGAGCCACTCCAACAGCCTGTTTGCCAATGTCGGCAACAGTAGGCACTTCAGGCAGAGACACGGTAGGCTGAACAGTAGCCGCCACCACATCAGGAATCGGATTTGGCGATTTAGGGGTTGGATTACCAATAGCACTGTTCACATTATTGATGCGATCTACAGCGGCTTGCTGTCGTTCAACACGCTTCAATTCAAGTTCACGCTCTTTGGAAATACGGTTTTCTTCGCTACGAGCAAGAATTTGTTTCCATTGAGGATCTAGTTTTGAAGTATCGATGTCAGGCTTCTGATATGGACTATTTGTGTCCATAACAGGATCAACCCTGTTGGTAGATTGAGGAGATGACAAATTATCTTTGGGTGCGCCAATCCTAAAAATCCTGTCAGCAAAACTCTTCTTTTCGCCCGTGCTTTCACCACCAATTTTGTTAAGCAACCAAGATCCTGCAACTACAGCGGGAGGAATAGCAAATGCTTGCCAGTTTTGAGTAACAAAATTCAATGCATCATCAGCCACGCTCTTTGCCTCAGCAACAGGGCGATCTTTCATTTGCTCTTGAGTAGCCAAAACAGACTCAGCCATGGATTTCATATTAGGCTTTTGAGCCTTTAAATCCGAAGCAGGAGGGGCAACAGGTCGAGCAGGAGGAGCAGATGTCAGCGGTTGCTGAACCATTTGCTGTTGAGCAGGAGCGCCACCAAAAAAGGAGCGAACTTCATCGTCTCCTATTTCTTGATATTGTTGGGTCATTGTGCCCCCTTATAACGAAAAATTCGGTTGTTTTTGTCCACCAACAAATCACCAGGCTGGAATGACGGGTCACGACCAGTCATATCTTTTTCCAGTTTGGCTCGGTAAGTGTTGTTGATTGCTTTAAAAATGTCGCTGTTTGTAAACGACTTGGACAATGACTCAACATCTCCAGCCTCAAGAATGTTGCCTGTCTTAGCGGCATTCCTGGTGGCTTTGTAGAGTTCTTGTGTCCATGCCGCCATCAAAGCATTGTTGCGAAGTTGAGCAACACGATTAGCCACCACATTTTGGTAGCCAGTCAAATTGGGGTCATCTTCGGGAATCTCAGCAAATCCAGGCGCTTTAACAGCCGATGGGATATTTGCATAAGATGCTTTGTTTGCCACATCCAAGGCTTGCATCCGAACCAGATCGTAGAACTGCTGGGGAGATTGAATAACACCCTGAAGTTCTTGCATGATCATGGATTGCAAGTTCTGTTGCTCTTGCAAAGAATTGTTCTTGCTATTTTGTTGAACCTGGCGCTCGTTCTCGCTAATCTGTGCTTGATTAAGGGCTTGATTACTTTGACTCAGATTGCCAGTCAACCCGCCGCCATAACCTTGAGGAGCAACACCCAGACCCTCTTGGTTTTTACCAGCACTTAAAGATCCACCAACTGAGCCGCCTTTGGTCTGACCAGTACTGTCTAGAGTACCAACCGAACCGCCTTTTGCTTGCTCACCAGATTGACCAACACTAATACTGTTAAAACGGTTGATATAACCTAGCAGTTTTTGGCGGCGATCAGTGTCCAATGTGCCGATGTAATCGAGCACAGGACGCAAACCAGTTGCCAACTTTATCTGCTCTTCAGCGTTTTTGCTTGCCGCACCAGCCTCTTTAGCCGTTGCATAAGCCGCCGCCGCAGTTTGTTGTAGTTGACTAGTTAGACCTTTGTTGACCAAATCTTGAGTGTTTTTAATATTTGACCAAGTAGAGGTTTCCAGAACTTTGCGATCAGAGTTGGTAAAAATGCCACCACGCTTGTTGATTTCATTTACTTGGTCAGGAGTCAATGTTTTACCGTTGGCATCTTTGTAAACACCAGTAAAACCCCGTTCATTGTTGACTTTGTAAAAAACATTCCCGTTGATGTCACGCCCATCTTCTTCAACAACACCGCCACCGTTGTACCATTTGAGAGCGTCACCCAAACGACCAGTGAGCAAACCAACAAAAACTTTATCCCATTGAGGTTGTTGGTTAGGGTTGTAGTTCTTTGTTTCGTTGCTTACTTTTTGAACAACATCCGCAATCCGAACTCGTGCTTCTGGATTGTTAGGTTGCATCACATCGACTGACAGTTGCTTGAATTCTTTAGGGTAAGAAAGATCAACTGTTGCAACAGGACGATTACCAATTCCTGGCGTAACAGATTCAACCATCGGCGCAACACCGACAGATGCAGACTCTGGAGGAGCAATAGGTTCTTTGATTTCAGGCATTATTGATTCTCCAAATTTTTCAGAGAGTGCAAGTAGTCGTATTCACCAACAGGTTGAATGGTTTGTGGCGTAGTTGGCGCTTGAGTGACAGGATTAGGCGCTACTCCAACTTTGGGTTTGGTTGTCATGGTGTTATAAGCGCCCATGAAGTTTCCTTGCCCAAGTTGTGAGCCAGCGTTACTGATGGTGGAAAATGCCTGTTGAACAGGAGCAAATTTTTGTTCCACCATTTGCCCAAATGTTTCAGGCGGCGCTACACCAGTATTTTGTTGAGTTTCAGAAAACATGCCAGTTTTGCGGTCCAAGCCAGCATATTTAGCCCAGTCCGAATAACTTTCTGGATTGCTAAAACCAAACTGGAATGAGGATGCCATGATGTTTCCTTACTGACGGAATTGAAGTCCCATGCCCTTACCAGAGGTCGTTTGACCTTGAGTGCCTTGGAAGGACGGTGTAGTGCTGGCTTGAGGAATACCATAAACAACAGAAGCGTATTTGCTGTAAATGTCTTGCGGTGTTTGAGCCAAACCGACACGGGTAGCGGCGGCTTGTTGAGCGGCAGTCAAACCAGCCTGACCAGCGCCTAACAAAGCATTGGCGGCGTTTTGACGCTGTGTTTCCACATTCCCCGAGACTTGAGCGGCAATATTACCCAGACGAGCCTGAGAAAGGCTTGCAAGATTCTGTGATGCCAAAGCCTGTCGAGCAGAACGAAGACCGCCAGCGCCACCATACAGGACGGCTTGTTGGTTCATTTGCTCACGGACATCTTCAGTTGCTGGTTGCAAAGCGGCTTGGATTTGTTCTTGCTTGTACTGGGGGCTAAAGAGTTTTTGCAGACCAGTCAGACCCTGCAAATAAGCGCCAGTACCGCCAGCCTCTTGCAATGCACCAGCCCGACCACTGACATCCATGGCTGTTTGGGCGGCAGTAGTTGCGGCAGGAGCGGTTTGCTCAAAAGCCTGACGAGCGCCACCAACAGTTTGTTGATAGGCAGGAAATGCTGTTTCCGTTAAAAACTTAGTTTGTGCGCCAATTAATTCTCGCTGTTCAGGAGTAATTACTGCTTGGCTAGACCCAGATGATTTTCCAGCACCCATGATTAGATCCCTTTCCCTTTCCCGCCTTGACGGGGTTGAGGTTTGATAGAAGCATTATCCCATTGACCTATGGTGTTTGGATAGGGGTTTGGTTGCCCCATGGTCGGTTGTTCAGACAAAGGCGAGTACATAACCTTTTGACCAGAATAACTTTGATTTGGTCCTTTGCCAGATGGGCCCTGAGCCATTCCTTTCCCGTTCATTTGTTGTTGGGCAGGAGAATAGTTGGCTTGAGTAGGCACAGGCTCAACGGGTCTGTTGCCTTGCGGGGTTTGAACTTGAGATATTTGTGCGCCCATGATTGTCCTTTTTACAAATTAGGCTGATAAACAATACATTTTGTGTTGATCTGAGCACCAGCCGCCCCTGCTGGCATGTTGATTGTGCTGGCAACCCAATCTGCGGTTATGTTGTAAGTAGCGCCAACAGTCAAATTGCTGATGTAAACACCGTCTGTATTCTTTGCCCACATCATGTCTTTTGTGCCAGAAATGCTTGCACCTGGGTCAAAAGGCAAAGCAGGAAGCCATCCAGAAATACCAGTAAGTGCATTACCGCCAAATACCAAAACAGAAGTAAGAGGCGTTGTAGATCCGTTGGGCGTGACATTTATAGTCACACGCATTTTGATGCCTTGGTTTGCCGCCCAAACTCCTGCTCCAGCGCCAGTATAGGCTTGCACCTCGCAAACCATGATGATCAGAGCAATAGCGTTGGTGGCAACAAAAGAACCTGAACTGAAAGACCCTGATCCACTTGCAATACCAGTTGGGTAAAGAGTAACAGACCCCGTATTTGTTGATCCGTTCAAAAATCCATTTAGTTTAGGATTGTTTACCCCGTCAAATGTAATGCTTCTGTTTGAATTGCCAAGAGCAAAACTACCATCAGTATTGACCAGTAAGCCAGATCCAGTCATGCCATTGATGGCTAGAGCAGGACTGCTACCGACTTGTAGTTTTTGTGTATATACAAAATTACTTGCCAGTTTGTCGGCAGTAATGGTGTTTTGAACAATCAAACTGCCCGTGATGTAGGTCTGAAACAGGCTCCAAGAGGTGATGTACTGGTAGACAACAGCGTTGTTGGCGTTGTTGTAGGACACCGTACAGATGTCTCCAGAGACAGGATTCCTGCCCAAAATGGCGTTGACTTCAGCATTGGTCGGGGCTGAACTGTCGTTTGCCACCCTAGTCACCACAAAAGTGGCTGATCCGTTGGTCCCGTTGGTTCCGTTGGACCCGTTTGTCCCGTTGGTTCCGTTGTTGCCATTGAAGGCAATAGCACGGATGGGGTAGGTCACATTAGTCCAGTCCAGCGTACTGGTCGTGGTTGTAGCCGTGACGGTCAAAGGAACTGTGATAGACCACAAATAATTGCCAGGCGTGGTATTGCTAGGCGCTTCCGTGTACCACCCGCTAGGCGCACTATATGAGCCTGATGACCATGTATAGGTCGAGGTGGTGCTAGGACGGGTTGGAGGAGTAGAAGATCCTGTCCAAATGTAGATGGTCGGGAAAGCCGACATGACCCCGTTGGCTCCAGCCGTGCCTGGTGCTCCATCGTAGACCACAGGCATTTGAATAGTCTTAGAGATCGGGGAAATCAAGTTAGACCCGTTGACCGTCAAAGTCACTGTCACGCCAGTAGACGAAGAGGTCGGAGTTACCACCACAGAAGAGGAAGTGGAAGAGGTCGGTGTAGCCCCGCTGATGGTCCAAGAATAGGTCGGGCTGGTGATGTTTTGCAAAAGAGCCGACAAGGTGGCGCTAGAAGGGGTGTAAGCACCGCCAGAGTTCTGGACAAACGAGGTGTATCCAGAGATATCGACAGAAGATCCTGCGTCACCCGTAGCGCCAGGGTCAGCAAATAGCAGTTGGCAGATAGCCACAGAAGCCTGAGAAACGATCCCAGACGAGTTTTTATAACGAACTGGGACCGTGATATAGGCTGGACTGTTGGACATCGCTGTAGGCACAGGCCACTCAGCAAAATCACCCCCATCGGTCGGCGCACCAATTGTCAGGTTGGTATAAGAAATGTCGCCATTTCCAGTGGTCGAACTGTTACCAATCCTCCAAGATCCGTTTACAAACCCAACCCCACTGTCGGTCTGAGCATCCGTAAAAGGAACAATAGCCCCCTTGTCGGTGGCATACAAACGAGGCGTGATGCCCGTAAAACTAGGGGTTAGAGGACTCCCAGAGCGGGGTACTTGCAGGGTAGGCGGGGCAAAATAGGTAACAAAAGCCTCTGCAATCACAGGGGCGGTGTTAGATGTCACCACATCCAGATCAATTGAGGATCCTGGGTCAACCACCCAACCCGCATCAGGAGCCGCTACAGAAACAGCAAACTGGATCTGCCGACCGCCCGTTGCAATATACCAAAGTGACTTGGTAGACCCAAAACCACCAGAAGCCTGATACCAGATGTAGTCAGCAGGATTGGTAGATTCAGAGGCATCGTTGCTGTTACGCAGACCAAAATATGACCGACCAGTCGGGGAATTGCTGAAGTTAACAGAACCATCTGCACTGTCGGCATACTTGACGGCAATGTATTGGTAGAGATAACCAACAAAAGTACCGCCAGGAGCCGTTATTTGCCCTGTTACAGGGTCAACAGTGTTTCCGCCACCAAAGTTAGCCAGAATGTAATTAACTGCCTCAGAGATCTGCGACAGTGATGGTTCGTTATCTAGTGCGAAAGGCATTAGAAAGCATCCTCAACAATCTGGGCTTGGTAGTTCATTGCCGTGACATTCCATGTGTGGGAATTGTCGTTGGATTCCACTTTGATGGCAATTGTCCGAACAGCGTTTTGTTGGGTAGGAACCCATGGGGTGTCGGTGTCAATGTTGGTATAGCCCTTTTGACCATAGGTAGGGGTTTGACCAGTGGAGTTAGCACCACCCAAGGTAATCTCTACCGTGCCAGTCCCAGACACTTCAGGAAGCGCCCTGTGAACATAGACTCGGTTGGAGAAAGGAACAGGTCCTTTATCCGTCTGTAACACAGCATTGGTTCTTTCAAACAACGCAGGAATCGGAGCGTCATTGATAAACTTGTTGCCAATATTGGTCTGAATAATCTTGCTATTAGCCACTTCGCCTTGGGCATAAACAACAACCCTAGAGGCTAGATGGAACTGGCCCGAAACAATCTTGGGACCCTCAGTGCCCATACAGGCGTTTTGAATGTCTTTAGGAGCATTCCAGACATTGAGGTCATAGCGGTACGACAACATTTTGTTACACCAGCCAGTAGAGGTCAGGTCAGGATAGTAGATCTCAATCTGGTATTTCTGGGTATTGTTGACCATGAACACACGGTCATAGTAGGTCTGGTTTAGATTCTCAAAGAAGTAATTCTTAACCCTTTGATTACCGATAGAGTTGAAAGCAGACCCGTCAAACACCCAAATATCCCGACTGTCGATGCCGTAGACATTTTGATCGGTGTTGGTCCAGCAGTTGTTATTCAGCAACCCACGCCCTTGATTAAACAATCGAACCCCAAACACAGGGGCTGAACTGTTTTGATAGGCAATAGGAGTCAGAACAACCGTATCCCAATACGAGCAGATGTAGAAGTTACCACCAAGGAAGAATCCGTCAATGATCGGACCTCGGACAGGGACCTCCTGCTCGTTAGCGATGTTGTTTAGGGTAGGTTCCCAAGTATCTGGAACACCTTGATTGCCAAAAGATTGCGACCAACGCACCGTGGTTGGGTAGTTAGTCAGAATGCCGCCAGAGGTCTTGGTCAGGTTTCCTGCAACAAGTATGTTCCCCACATTGGGAGAACAGAAGTTGCGAACAAACCCAGCACGGGTGGAGGTGACGCCAACATCGTAATTCCACTGGGCATCAGGCGTGATTTGGATTTCCGTACCCGTGGGCAAGAAATACATGGGGTTGTTTACGGTGTCGTTGATGAAAAAAACATTACCCACCCAAGAGGTTGTAATGTTCAAATCAGCCGTATAACCCGTTAAGTAAACAGAAGGATTGGCTCCAACCCCAGGGGTAATGTTAGTCACCCCTGAAGTTGTCACCATGTACCATTTTCCGTGAGAAGATGAATCCCTGGTGGCTACGATATAAACAAAAGTGGTTTCATTTCTAAAACCACCTTCCATGAATATCGGACCAGCAGGAATGGCAGTCAATATCTCTTGTTCACCAAAGATCTTCTTTACCCCTCTAACATCTGTTTCAATGTTGCGACCAGAGTTGTACTCATTCGTCCCGAGTGCGTTTGACGGCACATCGGGGCAAAAGGACATCATATTTAATGGAGTTCTTAATCTTTGATAATCAGCCATGATTTGCAAACTCTCCGTGATAAATTGTTCTTGCTTCTTTTGCAATCAATTCAGCCAATTCAAAATCTTTGACATACCAACTTTTTACTTTTTTATTTGCTTTGATATGTATTTGCCAATAGTTTCCTTTTGCATTCCAAGAAACATTTTTACATCCAGAAGAATTGTTTTTACTAATTTTTCTGTTGTATTGGTTTGTTTGATCTGTTGCTTCTCTTAAATTTTCAATTTTATTGTCAAGAGGATTGCCGTTAATGTGATCAATAACAGCAGGAATATATCCGTGATGCATCAAAAAAATCAGTCTGTGAGCAGGATATTCTTTATGATTCAAAGATATTCTCCAATAACCCCTTGACGATAAATTTCCAGCAATATCACCAGACTTCACTTTACCTCTGGCACGATCATTTTTCCATTTAAGACATCCATTGTCATAAAAGAAAAGATCTTTCACATCTTGTTGTGTGATATTGGTCAGAGGGGTGCGAAGTCTTTGGTAATCCATGATCTTTACTGCAAAGAGGTTTCTGTTTCTTCAACAGGAGCTTGAACAGGAACCTGGGGTCCTGCTTGCTCTTGGATGGCTTGAACCAACTGGAATACTTCGCCGTAAGGACGGGTTCCCAAATAACCCAGAATCCCATTGACCAAAGACAAGTTCAGTTGAATTTTGATGTCTTCCATTGCTTTTCCTTTAAAAATACCGCCGTTGTGGGTGGCGGCTTACCCATGCGTATTATGCCGAAGCCTGTTGCAAAGGTGTTAGGTCTTCCGTAGTCCACCAAGGTTTGGCAATCATCAGACGAAGGTGCTCTTTGTTTCGAGCCACGCAGTCAGCCCACTCAGCATCTTCCATGCCTTCGGGCTTGCCAGCGTTGATTAGGTTCACCGAGTCCATTGCCGCCGAGTAGTGCCTCGCTATTTCGGCTTCGGTGGGTTGCTCCACAGGGGTTGCGATTTCAGTCATTTTCAGGCTCCTTTCAGGGTTGCAAGTTCGGCTTTCACCGAGTCGAGTTCAGATTTAAGTTCTTGGATGGCTTTGACCAACACAGACACCATGCGGTCGTAAGACACAGAATCAGGTTGTCCGTCAGCGTTCTTGCCAACCAACTCAGGGATAACCAAGTCAACTTCTTCGGCAATCAATCCAACATCTGTGCGCTGTTCTTTCTTGTATTCAAACATTGCAGAACGCAACGACATAACAGCATCAAGACCGTAGATGCTGTCCCGAATGTTTTCTTTGTACCGAGCAGACGATGTGTCGTATGTCAGTTCTTTGGTGGTGGTGTTGTACTTGACTGCGTTACTGCCAGCACCAGACCCCATTCGAACAATGTATGCGTTATTTGCGTCCCAACGAGCAGTTATACCGCCGTCGCCGTCAGATAACACCACATTGTTGTTTGAGGTGCGAATGTCGACACCACCTTGGTTGCCGTTGTAGCCACCAAGGATAGTGTTCTTTGCACCTGTGGTTACAAAGTAGCCTGCACCTTGGTTGTTGCTAGTGCCGACAAAAGTGTTTCCAAGGCCAGTTGCGTTATAACCAGCCAGAGCACCGACATAAGTGTTGTCTGTTCCCGTTTGGTTGCTGTACCCCGCTCTCCAACCAAGAGCAGTGTTGTAAGAGGCGGTGGTGTTGGACTGGAGGGCGCCGCTCCCAATCGCAATGTTATACGAACCAGTCGTGTTGCCTAAAAGTGCTGGCGCAGTAGAACCAATAATCCCAATACCCAAAGCGGTGTTGTAATTGCCAGTTGTGTTTGAGTACAGGGTGCCTGCGCCAATTGCACAGTTGGCTGTGCCAGAGGTGTTGGAATAAAGCGACTGATACCCAAAGCCATCGTTGGAACTTGCGGTGTTTACTCTTCCAGAACCGCCCCCAACAAAAGTCAGATATTGGCCTGTCTGGTTGCTGTACCCAGCCTGATAACCCACCGCAGTGTTGTTAGAGGCGGTGGTGTTACTGTAAAGCGCTTGATACCCAAAAGAAGAGTTATTAGAACCTGTAGCAGTAGTTGAGTTTGAAGCGTAAGAACCCGCACCAAAAGCAGTATTCTGAGAACCAGTGGTATTCCAAAAACCTGCCTGTAAGCCACCGAAAGCGTTGTTTGTGCCCGTGGTATTTTGATACCCCGCCTGATAACCAACAGCCGTGTTGTTAGAGGCGGTGGTGTTGGAGTAGAGGGCTTGGTGACCCAATACTGAGTTGGCATTTCCAGTCGTGGTGCTGTATGCGGCCTGATAGCCAACGACAGCGCATGAGCCATCAGCACTTGTGTTGTTCCACGAATAAAGCGCCTGTGAACCGATGGCCACATTGAAGTTGGAGACAGTTGACGAGTAGAGCGCTCTCCATCCAAGCACTGTCAGTTGCGAGCCAACAGAACTGTTATACGCCGCTTGATATCCGACAACGGTGCTGTTGGATGCGCTGGTGTTGGCTTGGAGGGCTTGAGTGCCAATCGCAGTGTTTGCAGAGCCAGTGCTGTCTTGCAGTGTTCTGTAACCAATTGCAGTGTTGTCGCTGGCAGTCGTATTGCTCGACAACGCAGAATTGCCAATCGCCGTGTTGCCAGTTCCAGTCGTGTTTTGCGCTAAAGCCGCAAGACGAGAGCCAGTAATCCCAGCGCCAATTGCAATGTTGTAGTTACCAGTGGTGTTGGCAAACAGGGGCGCAGAAAGCCCACCAGGGCCAAGCGTTCCAAGCGCAGTGTTCAAGTTCCCTGTTGTATTTGAATATAGGGCTTGTGAACCAATTGCAGTTATGCCAACGCCTGTCGTGTTTCTATTCGCCGCCTGATACCCCACAGCCACATTGTTAGAGGAAGTGGTATTTTGCTCAAGCGCCTGATAACCAACAGCAGTATTTTGAGAGGCTGTGGTGTTGTTGTAGAGGGCCGCTTGACCTACGGCTGTGTTTGAAGAACCTGTGGTATTTAACGCAAGACCACCCTGACCCAAAGCGGAGTTGTTATTCCCCGTGGTCGTGGATGTCATTGTGTTGTAACCAACAGCAGTGTTTTGAACACCTGAAGTGATTGCAAAGAGTGCGCTACTGCCGACAGCAACACTGTAAGAACCATCCGCACTCGTACCGCCTTTCATGGCTTGGTAGCCTATTGCAGTAATGTGGGTTCCTGTGGTTGAGGTGTACGAAGCCTGAAAACCTACCGCAGTGTTGTTAGATGCTGTGGTGTTGGAGATTAACGCCTGATATCCAACCGCAGTATTGTTACCGCCAGTCGTATTGGCGTACATCACATTGTATCCAACGGCAGTGTTATTGCTTGCTCCGTTTTGCGTGTACAAGTTGTAATTGCCCAACGCAGTGTTACCAGAACCAGACGCTTCACTAAGCAACGCCTCACGACCAAAAGCGGCATTGGTTCCGTTTGTAACCGCATAGGCGGCTTTGTATCCAAACGCAGTCAACCCGTTTGATGTGGTGTTGCTGTACCCTGCTTGATAGCCAACGGCAGTGCCGTAATTGGCGGTGGTGTTGGAGTAAAGCGAGGAATGTCCAATGCCTACATTAAATGCCCCAGTGGTATTGGAATACAAAGATGCCCAACCAAACGCTGAGTTGTAATAGCCAGTCGTATTCAAACTCAGCGCCCCACGCCCCACGGCAGTATGCTGGTCGCCCGTAGTGTTGGTTTGCAAAGCGCCAGAGCCGACCGCAGTGTTATTTGCGGCTGATGTAGTTGCGGCCATAGCACTATTGCCAACCGCAACGTTGTTAGAACCTGTCGTATTCGCCGCCAACGCACTCGCACCCACCGCAGTATTGGTGGACACAGCACCTGCTCCACGGCCTACGGTAATGCCGTAAATCAATGCGTCAGAGTTTGCAACTTCAAGTTTTTTGGAAGGCGAACTCGTCCCAATGCCAAGACCTGTGGAGGTCAGGCGCATTTGTTCGGTGTTGTTTTGAAGGAAAATGGTTGAGTGATTGGTGGTCGTTCCAAACCGAATTGCAGTGCTTGCATCGTCATAGCCAAGCGTTCCAGCAACCGCACCCCCAACACGCTGAAAGTTCATAAATGCGACCGTTCCAGATGCCGCATAAGTTCCAGTCAAAGACAGCGCAGTTCCACCAGTAACACCGTTTGCAACTCCAAGCGTTGTCCCATCAAAAGTCAGCGCACTACCACTTGTCGCAACCTTAGAGCCGTTGAGATACAGAACCCCGTTGGCTGTGCCGCCAGAAAGAGTTGCGCTACCAGAAACAGTAATGTCAGAGAAAGATCCGCTTGTGGCGGCTTTGGTTGCTAAAGTTTGAACAGTTCCCGAGTTGTCTTTGTAGTACAACTTGCCATCAGTGATGTTGATTGCAAGTTCACCATTAGCCAGATTGCCAGCAACAGGAGCCGTACCCGAAGAGGTCGAGTAGTAGAGTTGAATTTGTTGTGCGCCAGAAGCCGCCATGATTTTTCCTTCAGAATGTACCGCCCGACACTAGGCCGTTCAATTTCACCCAAGAACCAGATTCTTTAAACCAAATGCCCTGTGGAACCGCATCCAGTTCTATGTACATTTGGTTGTTTGCACCAGCCGCACCACTAGGACTGCCGTTACCAGACAAAATAGATCCTGCCCCAGGGTAAGCAAACAGACCTGGCACACCCCAAGTGATAGCCGTGGTTGCCTTAGAACTTACAACCCCAATACTCACCCAAACTTGGTTCAAGGGGTTTGTTGGAGGCGTTGCTGACCAACCAGAAGGAGCAGTGCCAGAATTGGTAGTGAAGTTCCAAGATCCACCAGTGGGGGTGGCTGGTTGACTAGAAGCCTCTTGGAAGATAAACCACTCAAAATAAGTGGTCGAAGACGGCGAAACAGGGGTCCCATATAGACCCGATGAGTCACCGCTTCCTGTGTAGTATGGCCCCATCGTCATGTTTCTACCTCGGTCATTTTCTCCAGATTGGTCAACAGACGAGAATCTTTAGGATTGAATTCTAGGGCTTTACGGCAAAATTCGATAGCCTTTTCTTTCTGTCCTAAGTTCCAATATGCCAAACTTGCTAGGTCATAAGGTCGCTCAGTCCAACACTCTGGATTCATTGTGTAAATCAGTTGCTTTTCAGTGATCGACAAACATCTTTCACTGGCAAACAAACACTCATGCCATTGTCCTTTACGATAACAAAGCATGGCTAAAGCAAGCCAAGGCTCTCTGGTTTCTGGACATTCAGCAACAGCCAATCTAGCCCACTTAAATGCCAGTTCGTCATATCCAATGTTTTCATAACATTCAGACATCAACCGCATGGCATAAGAGCGTTCATGTGACCATTTGGCGGCAGGAAGGTCTAAATAGGTTTTCAGAGCGTCTAGACCGTCATACCAATGCCTGTAAAACACTAGTTCTCTGGCGTAATAAAAGGCATTTCTGGGACATTCTTTGTCTTCTGCAACCGCTACCCGCAACAGGTCTAAATATTGTCCTCTAGACTTGGTTGGATCAGGGTGATGGGTAATCAGGAGTTCGTCCGTATTTGCCCAAACTTCCTCAAAATAAGGGTTTGGCGTGATGTATTCATGGCACGGATGTTTCCAGAAATACCCATGGCGGGAATGAATCTTCTCGCTGTAGAACCGAATGCCAGATCCCCAGTCGAATTGATAACGCAATCGGGTGGTGTTTTCCTTCCAAACCGACTCGACAATATCTCGCCAACCAGGCTCCAAAACCTCATCCAAATCCAGACTGATGCACACATCAATGTCGGCAGGAATCAGGGCAAGAGCGGCATCCCTAGCCTTGTCAAACCTCCAAGGCTTGATATAGATTTTGTAAACAGTAGCCCCACATTCTTCAGCCAACTCAACAGTATTGTCTGTAGAGCCAGTATCAGCAATCAAAATCAGGTCAGCGTCTTTGGCAGATTCACAAAATCTTTCGACAAACTGACCTTCGTTTTTTGATATGGCGTAGACGGCTATCTTCATCAGAATGTCCCACCCGACACCGTGCTGGTGTTGACCCACAAACCCGTTGATGCGTTGTAAACAAGGATGTTTCCAGTCACAGGGCTGGTGATTTGGACATTGTGAAGTTCATCCAGTTCCCAACCGTTGTAGATGTGGATTTGAATCTCACCAACCGTTGCGTGTGCTCTGGTTACAACACCAAGATAGACAAGATGGTTGGGGGCTTGAGGTTTATTGGCAAGACCAAACACCACACCACCAGCAGTGGTGGGAGACAGCCAAACAGGATCGCCTTCGGTAGCCGCAGAAGTATCAATACCGCTGATTACGCCCTCAACAATAACCAGACCTTGGCTACCAGTGGTTAAGGTAGAGTCAAGGAAACCAATCGTTGTTGCAGAAGTAGACTCAGCGTTGGCTTGAGCCAGAGCAACCAAAGCGTTTGCCCCAGTAGCGCCAGAAATGTAAACAACCGAACCCTTGTTTAGCGTAGATCCTGTTGCGTTTTTAACAGGCAACTTAACTTGGGTTGCGTAGTTGTCAATCCATTGCGTGTTGTAGTTGGTGGAGTCAATCTTGGACAACACTTGCCCAGCCGTGCCACCGCTTGCAACACCAGGTCCCGTTGCGCCAGTGGGTCCAGTTGGACCAATCGCACCCGTGGGACCAGTGGGTCCCGTAGCGCCTGTTGCACCTGTAGCCCCCGTGGGTCCCGTAGGTCCTGTGGGTCCAACCGCACCTGTAGGTCCCGTGGGTCCTTGAATGCCTTGGGGTCCTGTAGGTCCCGTTGGTCCTGTCGGTCCTTGGATACCTTGTGCGCCAGTAGGACCTGTGGGTCCAGTGGGTCCAATGTCTCCCTGCGGTCCAGTAGGACCAGTAGGACCCTGAATTCCTTGAGCACCCGTAGGACCAATAGGTCCAGTCACACCTTGAATACCTTGAGGACCAGTCGGACCAGTCGGACCAATATCGCCTTGTGCGCCTGTAGGACCAGTCGGACCTGTAACACCTTGGATGCCTTGAGGACCCGTGGGACCCGTAGGACCTATATCACCAGTAGGACCTGTCGGACCCGTTACGCCCTGTATTCCTTGGGGTCCTGTTGGTCCAGTAGGTCCAGTTGCGCCTGTTGCTCCAGTAGCACCCGTTGGGCCAGTTGGGCCAATTGCGCCTGTACTTCCTGTAGGTCCCGTTGGACCTGTCGCACCTGTTGCTCCAGTTGAGCCTGTTGGACCTGTAGGTCCTGTAACTCCTTGTACACCCTGCGCTCCCGTGGGACCCGTAGGACCTGTAGGACCAATTGGACCCGTGGGACCCGTAGGGCCAATCAGATTATTAAAAACACCTGGGGTGGACCAGACAAGAGTCCCAGCATTCTTGCTATTGACCAACGCAATAGACACCCATACTTGCTCAGTAGGAGCCGCAGGAACAACCATGACCCAACCAGTAGGCGTGGTTCCAGTATTGGTTTGGAAGTTCCAAGAGCCGCCAGTAGGCGTTGCAGGAGGCGTTGCAGATTCTTTAAAGATGAACCACTCAAAATAAGTGCCACCAAACGAGCCAGCCTGTCCGTATAGACCGCCGCTCTCAGCGCCACCTTGAGGCTGAACAACTTGTGCGTTGCTGTTGCCGTAAAGACCGCCTGTTGCCATTTTGGGTCCTTACTTAAAGTTATAGCGATAATCACGGGGTTGGAATTCGGAGGTAAGGTGTCTGTCACCTCCTGTCCATTTACCTCGGTAGTTCTGGTCTTCGATCAAACCGTAAGCATCGTCAAAACGAGCCAACCATTTTTGAGATTCTTCGGTGTTTTTGTTCTTGTCGTAGTAAGCCCACAAGGTCCCGTAGAGATAACCTTCAGGAAACGATACTAGCGCCGCATTGCTCTGCACAATCGGATCAAGGTTATCGCCAGTAGGACTAAACAAGAATGGAAAGGTTCGATAGTAAGCGGCTTTGATTTGTACATTTTCACCAGGGTTGGGCGTGAAAACATATTTCAAACCCACTTCAGAGAACGATGCACGGATCACTCGGGGAACACCGAACGGACGCACATACAGTTGGTCAATCATGCGCCTACGGATAATTTCACGATCACCCACACGGTCATAAATGATCCAAGGACCCATACTAGCCGCAGGAGTGCCAGGTTGAACTTCACTATTTGGCGTTTCCTGAAAAAACAAAATAGGCTTGTTCATGTCGGCAGGAATGGGGGCCATGCCGTTTGCATCAGTAGTCAGCGTGGTTGGGGTTGCCCCATACGGATTGGTACGCAAAGCAGGAAGTTCAATCGTACGCATCTTCAACTCTGCTTGCTGAATACAGGTCTGAATTTCCAAACTGTTAGCAGTGGGCAGAGCAAGAATTGTCAGAGGATAGGTGGCAGAAGTGAAAATGCCGTCAACATCGTTCACAGTAATGGTGGTGGAAGTGGTTCCCAGCACCAGAGCAAACGGATAATTTAGGGCAGGACCGATAAAGTCGCCAACCAGAATGGTTGAGGTCGGATTGGTGGAAACAGTCAAAACTCCAGTTGAGGAGTTATATGCTGTTGCGGTGATTGCGGTACTGCGAGGGATGACCCCTACCCATTGAGCCACACGGCTAACAAGAGCGTTAGCAGATTGAATGAATAGGGACATTTTTCACCCTCATTTGGTCGGAATACTTGGATTATAGGGAAGTGGTATTTTTCCGCTAGGGTGGCAAACGAAATCTGAATAATATTCGTTCACGATAGCGTAAAAAAGAATTTTGTCTTGCTTGTCACGCTTGATAAGTTCCCAAGGGCGATTATTAAACCACTTGGAACTGATCTCATGTGCAAAGCATTTGGGAAGGTTCATGGCGTGGAAAGTGCCAGCAAAGAACGGGTTATCAGTCCCATGTTCTTTGTAGAACTCACGCATGGTTTTGCAATCTTGTCGGATCTTTTCGACATTCTTTTGGTCGTATTGGACATACCTGTTGCCATCCACCGCCCCGACCGTGTAGGTCATGTTTGGGGTGTCAAAGGTCTGCGACCAAGTACCTGACTTTACTTCGTTGTAAAGTTGATTGTTTTTACGCAAAGCGCCTTCCACAGCAGGGCTGAGGTTGCCTTGCATGTAGTAGTCTTCGTCAACTTTTAACTCTTCGTTTTCCATGCTTTACCTTTTCAAAAAAGGGGGACCGAAGCCCCCCTTTGTTCACCAACCTAACGATCAGGTCAAGTAGCGCTGAACCTGGGCGCTCGGACGGGGACCCGTCACAGCCGCACCAGTCGGGCTGATAGCCGCCAGAACAGCCACACCAGCGGGGTTACGCACAATCAGCGTACCTTCCATGATGTACTGGTCCAACGATGCGTCAGCGTTGCTGAACACTTCGTTGTTGGGGCCGAGTTCACGCAACGAACCCCACTGGATCACATCGGGGTTCATGAACAGAGCGCTGGTGTTGTCAGCGCCAGTCTGGTCCATGACCCACGAATCATCGATCTGGTAGGTGTAGTTGAAGTCACCTTCGTAGGTGCTGATCGTGTCACCCTTGTCAGCAGGGTTGAAACGGTTGATGCTACGGCTGGTAGGCATCATGTCGCTGATGTGGGTACGCA